CGCAGCGGATCAGCCAGATCGTGGGGGTGATCTCGCCGGCGGTGAGTGCGATCAAGGCGTTGGCAGGGTATGCTCAGGCGCAGGGGATTGCAGGGGCGACGGCTGCGCTGGTTGCGGATGTGCTGGAGATGGCGGATGGGTTGCGGGTTGGGCTGGGAACGGCTGACGAGGACCTGCTGGCGGCCTATGACGGGGCGATTGCGTTTGGGCAGCGGATCAGCCAGATCGTGGGGGTGATCTCGCCGGCGGTGAGTGCGATCAAGGCGTTGGCAGGGTATGCTCAGGCTGCGGACATCGGGTCGGCGGTGCGGTTGTTCACGGCGGACTTGTTGCAGGTGGCCGAGGGGCTGCGGCAGGCGCTGCGCAATGCGCCGGAGAGTCTGCTGACGGCCTACGACGGGGCGATTGCGTTTGGGCAGCGGATCAGCCAGATCGTGGGGGTGATCTCGCCAGGGGTGAGTGCTATCAAGGCGCTGGTGGGGTATGCGAGCGCCCAGCGGCTGGAGCAGGCTCTGGCCGCGTTCACAGTCGACATTTTGCGTGTGGCTGAGTACCTGCGCACGGCGCTGGCCGGGTCTGACGCCGATCTGCTGGCGGCCTATGATGGGGCGGCGGAGTTCGGGGAGCGGATCAGCCGGCTGGTTGAGTTTGTGCAGCCTGGGCTGGATGCGCTGCGGGCGTTGAGCAGCTACGGATCGGGCGAGGCGACCGCCCTGGGCGCGGGCATGGAGCGGTTCGTGCGGAATGTGGCGAGCCTGGTGAATTATCTGGCGTCGCACCTGGCGGTGTTGGGTCCGGATTCGCTGACGGCGGCGGGCGGGTTTGCGGAGCAGATTGCGGCCATGGTCCTGGCGGTGCGGCGCGGGCTGGATGAGATGGCGGCGCTGGCAGGGATGCAGGGCGCCTATGATGCCGCGTTTGCCACGGCGCAAAGCTGGATGAGCGGGATCATCGACGGGATCAGCAGCCGGCTGGGCGCGCTGGAGGAACTGCTGGCGTATCTGCGGGGGCTGTTCCCCAGCTCGCCGGCGAAGCACGGACCCTGGCGGACGCTACCGGATGGTGCCGGACTGACGGCGGGGTGGCTGGGGGAACTGTCGGATGGGTTGGCGCAGACGCGCGGGCTGGAGCGGGCGCTGGGCGATGTGCGCGGGCTGATGACGTTGGGATCCGGGCTGACGGCCGATGGGCGCGGCGGCGGCCTGACGGGCGGCAATGTAACGCTGCATATGCAGGTGACGATGAGCGGGCCGTTCTATATCCGGGAAGAGGCTGACCTTTCTCGTCTGGCGGAGAAGGTTGGCCAGTATGTGGCTGCGCAGGCGAGCCGGACGCGGCGGATGGGCCAGCAGCGTGCGAGCGTTGGTTTGGCTGGTTAGGACTGCCTTATGTAGGATTGACAGTGCTCGGAAGGACTGTCAATCCAGTGGGCATAATGCGTATTATTTCAAGGGAAAGACATGGCAACATTTCGACAGGTGCAACTGAGGCTGAATGGTGAACAGACGACGTCGTTACTCTCTCTGAGTGCGATGCCGTACAAGCTGGAGGGGGGATCGTGGCGCTGTGACGACGGGCAGGTGCAGATGGGCCTGGTGATCCAGGCGAGTACTCTGGCCGAGTTGGACCGCTATGTCACCAGAGTGCGGCACTATCTGGCGCTTGCCGATGCGTTCAATCAGGGCCTGCACGACGAGCGGGTGTATTTGTATCAGAAGACGTGTGACGCTCTGTCGCTAACGGCTGAGATCGGGGCGACGTGGATGCGAACCAGGGTATGGGGGGGGCGGGTGATTGTTCCTGACCCCAGCACGTCGGCGGACACACTGTACACGGTTGCCGTCAGGCTAGAGTTGGATGTGGATGCGGTGTGGGAGCGGGCCGGTGTGGCGCAAGTTCTTCTCGGCGACGGCGGCACGAGCACAAGCAGCGATGGCGGCGTGACGCAGGCGGAAAACACGGCATTGAGTGCTCGGCGGATCAACTGGAGTCCGACGAGCGGGCTGACGGTGCGGGTCCATTGGGTGTACCGGTCGACGGGCGTGCAGCAGGTGCATTTCTTCCGAGACACGACGCTGAATATGCGGCTGTTCTGGAGCGGATCGGGCAACGTGTTCATGATTACGGACGCAGGGGGCAACGGCGTAAGCACGTTATCGAGGTCGTTCACAGAGGGCCAGGTGGTGGAACTGGTCGGGGTGTGGAGCACGACAAGGATGGCGATCTACGTCGATGGCGTGTTGGCAGCGGAAAGTGTTTTGAAGATGACGCTGAGTAGCCCGACGACGTTCGTGGTGCTGAAGCCTGACACGGGGGCGGGCAGCCAATCGATTGTGAATTGGCAGTTGTGGCCCCAGGCGCTGACCCCTGCGGAGTGTGTGGCGCTGGCGGCGTGGGGACGGCCGAGTGCGGAGCTGTGTTATGCGATTGCGCCGGCGAGCTCGGAGCTGACGGCGTGTCACCGGTGGATCTATAATGTGCCTGGCGACACGTTGGCGCCGATGCGGCTGGTGGTGGGTGGGAGCGCTGATTTCGACCAGGTGCTGGTGCATATGCGGCAGTTGGCCGGGCCTTCGTCGCCCGTGTGGGAGTGCGAGGCAGGAACGCTGGGCGCGAACACGGCTGTCAACAGCAACGGGGCGGCGAGCGGGGGCAGCCAGGCGCGGTTCACGCCGGCGTCGACGGGCTTTGCGACCCGGGTGACATTGACGCTGGCGGCGGATCCTGACGACGTGGCCAGCCTGCGCGGCAGGTATCGATTGTACCTGGCGGCCTATGACAGCGCGGCGGCTACGAACACTAATCTGATCCGGTGGCGGCTGGTGATTGCGGGCGTGGCGGACGCGTGGAGTCCGGAGTATGCCCTGGCGGCGGTGACCACGAGGTCGTTGGTGGATCTGGGCACGATGGATATTCCATCCGGGCAGTGGCCGGACGAGGCGCTGTATGCAACGACGGATGTGGCGGGCGGCAGCTATGTGACGCTGGAGCTACAGGTATCGAACACGATAGGCAGCGGCACGTTGGATTTGGACGCGATCTATCTGGCACCGGCGGAACAAGAGGTGAAAATGCTGTGCGCTGATTTCAGCAGCGCCAGCCAGTGGGTTGTGATCGACTATGTGGGTGCGTATCACAACGCGATTATGACCAGGAGCTTGCAGTCGCTGGAGTTTGCGGCATGGGGTGAATTGCTGAATGGGCCGTTGACATTGGCGCCGCGGTGCGGCCTGGCCGCATTTTTATGGCTGTACGGATTGAGGAGTTCGAGCCAGGAGGCGTGGCCGCGCGACACGGCGACGATCTATTTATACTACCGCTCGAGGTACGTGCCATGAGTGTGCGACAACTGGATGTGACGGTGTACACAAGCCCGACGTCAACGACGGTTCTGCGGGATCGATCGGGCGGCGCCAGCGCTATCAAGAGCCTGCGGTTTTCGTCTGGGCTGCCGGGCGGCTTTCTGGAGGCATCGTTTGTGGTGGTGTGGCCGGCCAGCCAGACGTGGCCGATTGCGGCTGGCCAGAAGGTCGAGATCCGGCGCGGCCGGCAGGTGGTGTGGTGGGGATGGGTGGAGGATGTCACGCAGCGGGCGCGCGGCCGGTCGGTTGAGTTGCAGGTCATGTGCCTGGGGCCGTGGCAGGAGCTGCAACAGCGGAATATCGCGCTGGCCAATTATACGTCTGACCAGCACGGCGGGTCGGCGATCCGCATGGAACTGGGGGCGAATTGTCCCAGCATCAGTGCGGACTATAGCCAGATCATGAGCACGGGCGTGAGCATTGGGCCGTTGGTGAAGCGACACTGGCCGGTGGCTGAACTGGTGAAGTTGGTGCTAGACACCGGGGATGCAGCGGGCAATCGGCTGCTGTTTGCGATCTGGGAGCCGCCGACGCGCGAGGAGGCTGTGGACGTGTTGCGCAGCCGTAATGTGTGCCTGAACTCGAATTTTGACGGCCCGACGTGGTACGGGTGGACGGTGGACGCGTACGCGAACGGCGACTACGAGATTATCAACACGACCAGCGTCAGTCCGACGAGAAGCGGGAAGGTGTACAGCACCTCGGCAGTGAGCGCGGGAAACGTCACGCTGGACAATGTGTATGCGGACGCGACGCCCAGTGCGACGTACCGGTTCGAGTATTCGTTCTACTTTCCTGCTCTGATCCACGGCTCGTTTCGATGCCGGGTGGGTGTGGGCTGGTGGGATAGTTCTGATACGCTGATCAGTTTTGCTTATGGGTCGTGGCACACGTCCACGGGGGTTGCGGGCTGGACGAGTGCGTTTGCGGATTTCGCGGCGCCGGTGAACGCGGCGCACATGAAGGGTTATCTGATTGCGGAGTGGCCGGCCGGCACGGCATATTATGTGGGCTGGGACGAATGTTACTTGTCGCGGTTGGTGGCCTCGGAGAGTCTGGCGACAAAGCCGCGGGCAATGCTGTGGGCGCGGGATCTGTCGGACTATGACTTCAATTTGTGGACGTATCTGTTAGACGATCCGCTGGAGGATACGACCACGACGCGCGATGTGGTCAATGCGGTGACTGCCAGCTATGCCAGCTCGTCGTACACGGCGCGGGCGGACGATGCCGCGAGCCAGGCGCTGTACCGCCGGCGAGATTATTTGCTGGCTGCGGGTTCGGAGGCGGGGGTGACGCTGGCTGAGCAGTTGCGCGATGCGTATCTGGCGCAACATGCCTCGCCGTCGGCTGAGGTGGGGTCGTTCGCGCTGTCGAGCGCGGGAGCGATCACGACCAGGCGCAATCGGCCGGTGGATCTGGCGGATGTGCGCGCGGGGCAGCGGCTGCGCCTGGCGGATGGCCCGCGCGCGGGGGCGGTGATGCTGTTGAGCGCGGTGGAGTGGGCGGACGGCGTTTTGCGCTGCACGCCGGAGGGTGATTATTCGCTGCCGCAGATGGTGGCGTAGCGGCTCAGAGCCGCCAGTGGTCGGCTGGGGAGGCGCGCTTCTGGGCGCGCTGTAGATCGACTTCGGCCAGGCGGGCGTAGATGCGCACGGTCTCCATGGTGCTGTGGCCGAGAAGCTCCTGAAGTTCGATGGGGTTGCCGCCGTTGCGGAGAAAATTGATCGCGAAGGTGTGACGGAAGCGGTGGGGGTGGCTGTCGGCGACGTGGGCGCGCTCGCCGATGCGGGCGAGGATGTGGCGGACGTTGGTGCGGTCCATGCGATTGTTGGTGCGGGTGGCAAGAAGGGGATCGTCGCCGGCGGCGTCCGGCCGGGTGGCCAGGTAGCGCCAGAGGGCTTTGCGCGCGGTGTCGCCGAGGTAGACGACGCGCGGCTTGTCGCCTTTGCCATGCTGAATGGTGAGCTGGCCGTTGGCGCTGCTAAAGTCGGCGAGGGTGAGGTTGCATAGTTCGGAGACGCGCAGGCCGGTGTCGACAAGGACGAGGATGAGGGCGCGGTCACGCAGGCCGGTGGGCCGCGCGCTGCGGATGTTGTTGGTCCAGTGGCGGTCGTAGCCGTTGGCCTGGTCACAGGCGTTGAGGAGCTGGCGCAGGTCCTGCTGGCTGAAGGGTTCAATGTGGACGCGAGGGACGCGGGGAACTGAGACTTTGTTGCGCAGAATATGGGGGATGGCGAGCTCGTTTTCGGCCCAGGTCCACAACGCTGATAGTGCGATCCAGTGGTTGCGCACGGTGTGCGGGGCGAGGTGCAGATCGTCGGTGAGATGGTTGAGGTAGGTGTGGATGTCGGCGGTGGTGATGTCGGTGATGTTGCGGCCGGCGCCGACGAAGGGGGCGAAGCGCTCGAAGGTTCGGCGATAGTCGTTGATGGTGTTTTGGCTGAGGTCGCGGCGGCGGGCGAGCCAGTAGCCATCGATGGCGGATGTGAGACGCATGGTGGCACCCTCGTGTGGATTTGTGGCCTGCGGTGTGCGGGCCGTGTGGTTGACGATTGGCGGCTGCCTTGGAATAACGGTCGGCTGCCTTGGCATAAAACTACGGGTGGGTAGAAAGCGGGAAGCGCAGCCTAGATCTAGGCTGCGCTTCCTTGGGATAATCACCGTGTCGGGGCGAGAGGATTTGAACCTCCGACCTCACGGACCCGAACCGTGGGAACGGGACGGATCGGGTTCTGCAACAAGGGCCCTCCGAAGCGAGTATCCGTGTGATATGTAATGGATCGGGATTTGTGGCGTCCGGCACTGCGAGGGCGTTTTTTGCCTTGGGATAATGCTGGCGCTGCCTTGGATTGGGCCGAATAATGGGTTATCTCACTAGCCGGCCGGCCGTGGGGCAGTGAGGTTTGCGGTGGGTTAGAGGTGGACGGGTTGGGCGGGTTAGTTGGGATAAGATATTATTATGCCAAGGCAGCGGCCAGCGGGGCCGCGCGAGGTGTGACGGTCGAGTCGCGGCCGCTGACGGTGCAGGAAGAGCTGCTGCTGTACGACCGGCGTGTGACTGTGCAAAACGTGGATGCGGCAGGCGACCACCTGGACGGGAAGGCGCTGGGGCTGGCTGTATTGGCATAGGTGGCTATGAGCGGCGCAGGGAGAGTATGGCAGGGGTGCGGTCGAACATCCAGAAGCCGACGGGTAGGCCGATGATGGTGAGGCAGATGAGGTAGGCGGTTGACATCCAGAGGCCGCTGAACCACCAGCCGATGAGGAGGAAGTAGATGGTGCGTAGGATGATGTTGTGCTGAGGGACGGAGCTGCCGGCGGAGACGACGGTGGCTCCGTCGACGGTGGTGATGGTGAGGGCGGGGCCTTGTTTGCGCTGGGCGATGATCTGGGGGAGCATGTTGATCATCTTGACGGCGACGGGGATGCCGATGACGGTGAGCATGAGGAGCCAGGCGAGGGAGATCCAGAGGGCGCCGAGCCACCAGCCGATGAAGATGAACCAAAGGATTTGGATGAGGCAACCGGGGTTGCGCTGGCTGTTGTTGACGATGACGGTGCTCATGGGTTGCTCCTGGGGTTGAGCGATGTCAATATGATCTGTTGCTGATTAGGGCGTGAGTGGGGCGCAGGCGTTTGAACATGATGTTCCCCTTGGCTGGCGTTGGGTCATGGGATGATGGTCCAGCCGTTGTAGGTCGTCCAGTGCAGGTAGATGCGGCGGCGGGTGATGATGTAGGCGCGGAGGTGGCGCAGGTCGGCGGCTGGGAGTTGGGTGAGCAGGGTGTGGATGCTGGGGCCTCCGCTATTGGATGACACGGGGGTTTCTCCTCTCTCGGGCCAGGCGCAGGGTCATGGCCATCTGGTAGATGATTTGCTGATCGATTTCGTCGAGGCGTTCGATTTCGTCGAGGATGGTGGTGCGCAGGGGCGCATCTTGCTGGGCTATCTCGTCGTCCGGTGGCAGGGGATTGTCGTTCAGCAGGAACAAGTAGTCCGTTGTTGTGCCCAATGCCTTTGCCAGTCGATCTGCTGATCTGGTAATGCCACTTGTTCCGGTTTCGATACCGCTGATAGTGGACTTCGCCAGACCGACACGTCGGCCGAGCTCTTCTTGTGTCCAGCCCAAGTCATTTCGCAGTAGCTCTACGCGTCTACCGATGGCCTTTCGACGCTGATTTTCATCCATGATCTAATTCTCTCACAAGTTCGGGGGGAGTTCCTGTAGGTCAATAAAGTTCGAGTAAGCCAAACAAATTCTTGACAGAATTCGATATAGCCGTTATAATCACTGTAATGATGTTGAGTTTGCCAAACCAGGAGGTCATTGTGAGCAGCGAATGGCAGGATAGCACGACGATGCAGATGAAGGCGACGCGGCGGCAGGAGTTGGAGACGTTGCGGCTCGCTCTGAGCGGGGAGCAGGGGCGCATGTTGTTGTTGCGGGATGTGTTGGATTTGGTGATCGAGGCTGGGCTGCAGGCGTTGTCGCAGCCTGAGGATAGCATGTTGGGAGAGGCGGCGCCAGCAGGGGGGGCAAATGGGGCGGTAAGGGGGTGGGGCTATGCCTGATTTGTTGCTGGCGGCGCTGGTGTTGCAGGTGCTGTTGCTGGTGGGCTGGGGGTATGATCGGTGGGTGGTGGCGCCGCTGGAGTTGCGTCACGGCGGCCACCCGTTTACGGCTGGCCTGGTGGTGGGGGGGGTGTTGCTGACGCTGACGGCGAGTGCGCTGTTGGTTGGTGTGGAGGATGCGCTGTGGGTGCTGGCGTGTTTTGCGGCGAGTGGGCTGATGGTGACGGTGGGGGCGGCGCGGCGGTTTTTGGTGCAGCGTGAGGGGGAGGGGATGGCGGGACGGCGGGATGTGTTGGAGCAGTTGGAGCGGATTGGCGATGACGACGCGGCGTAAGCTGGATGGGTATGTGGATCGGCAGGAGCTGGTGCGTATCCGGCAGACGCATGATGTGATGGTGTGTGTGGCGCGACGGATGGTGCAGGAGCAGGGCATGAATGGGCGCCTGTTGCAGCTGGTGAGCCGGCTGGCGGTGGCGCTGGCTGAGCAGGGTCAGGCGATTGCGATTATGGAGCAGATCAGGAGTGAGCAGCTATGAAGACGGTGATGGTTGGCCGGCGTCCTCGGTTTGTGGTTGAGGAGTCGCGGCGTGATGAGTATGTGTTGGGTTTTGGCGCTATCCGGTCGCGACGGCCGTTGCGGCAGTTGGCGAGGCCGGATCGACAGGAGTTGTTGCGGTGTGCGGCGGCGCATCTGGAGGCGCTGGCTGAGCGGATGCGGGCTGAGGCTGCGGAGTTGGATGGTTGACGCGCTGGGATGCGGGCTGCTGTGGCTAACCGCAGGATGGGATGGCCTGACAGCAGCCCAGCTCCGAGGGCGGCAATCTGGGACTGGGCTCGTGTGGGCGGCTTCCTCCCTCTTGTGCGCTTGACACGAGCTCAGCTCCAGGCGGCCGGCCTGGCGATTTATTGGATTTCGGTTGAGGTGAAAGGAGCGTGTCTGTGGACTCTGGACGCGTTGGTAATGGACGGAATGGCCTTGATGGACGGGCGGCCGGCCGCCTGATCTTGGCGCTGGTGTTGGCGGCGACGCTGGCGGCGAGTGGGCCGGTTTCGACGGCGGATGCGTTGACGTGCCAGGTGCGTGTGAGCCGCGGCGGAAAGCGGATCTGTTGGTGCTGGGATGGGCGCTGGGTGACGGCGCCGATGGTGTTGTGCTGGGTGGCGCGGTGAGGATGGCTTGCGGGCGATGGGCGATCTTTGAGCTGGCCGCGTATTCCCCGCTGGGTTTTTCTCCTGTGTGATGACAGAGGACTGACAGTCTTTCCGCAGACTGTCAGTCCGGCGACAGTTGGCATAATTCATTGTTATGCCAAGGCGTTGGTTTCGATCTACGGATGCAAGGATAACTATGATGGACGACACGCCGAGGGTTGTGGTTGGTGAGGTGGTGGAGGAGTTGGCGTTGACGCCGGCGGCGCCGATGCGGATGGCGGCTGGGCTGGCGGGGATGGTGCAGCGGGATGTGCTGGTGCGGATGCTGGCGGCGAGCCAGCAGATGAGCCATGAGGAGAGGCTGGTGGCGTGGATTGAGGCGCGGGAGAATTGGCTGGCGAGCAAGTTTGAGAAGAGCGAGAGCGCGCACACGAAGGAGGCTTACGAGGCGGCGCTGGATATGTTCATGTGTTTTATTGGGGCGAGCCAGTTGCTGATCCGGGATGAGCGTCGGCGGGCGGGGTATCGACGGTGGCGGGCTGGCCAGCATGATGCGGGGGACCCGGCGTGCTGGCCGTTTTTCGATGCGCTGCCGGCGGCGCCGTGGATCGAGCCATGGGAGGTGGAGACGGAGCATATCCGGGCGTTCCAGGTGCATCTGCGCGAGCGGGGGCTGGCGCCGGCGACGGTGGGGCAGCGGCTGGCGGTGGTGAGCTCGTTCTATTCGTTTGTGATCGAGGAGCGCAAGCGGGATGAGTTCGGGATCGAGCGGTGTCTGTATGCGGACCCGACGGGGAAGGCGTATGAGAACCCGGTACGCTCGCGCTCGGTGAAGCGGCCGACGCCGAAGGGGGTGCGGGCGAAGCGGTGGCTGAGTGACAAGCAGGTGTGGGCGATGCTGGACAACCTGAATAAGGAGAGTGTACGGGGGGCGCGGAATTATGCGCTGCTGCGGATGTTCATCCTGACTGGCTACCGGTGCGCGGAGGCTTTGCGGCTGCGCTGGCAGGATATCGAGGTTAACCCGCAGCACGAGGGGGAGTATGTGGTGCGGTGGAGCGGGAAGGGTGACAAGGAGGCGCTGGAGGCGTTTCCGGCGAGTCTGGTGCGGGCGATTGAGCGGTATTTGGTGTTGGCGGGGCGCTGGCCGATCGAGAAGGGGGAGTATATCTGGCTGCCGGTGTCAAAGCATTCGTGGCGGAATCTGCGGAATGTGACGGCGGAGCGGATGGGGGATGAGCCGATCAGTGAGACGCAGGCGAATAATGTGCTGCGGAAGGCGCTGCGGGGGGTGGTGGATGATCCGAGGCTGTATAGCATCCACAGCCTGCGGCGGACGCACGCGAATGCGGTGTACGAGGAGACGAAGGATTTGAAGCGGACGCAGGAGCGGTTGCACCATGCGAACCCGCAGACGACGTTGCGGTATCTGAAGGAGAGCGAGGCACCACGGGATGATTTCTCGCGGCAGCTTGAGCTGAGGTTCGGTATATGACATCCAGGAGGTTTCTATCATGGACGAGCTGAAGGCGGTAGAGTCGGTGTATATGGATGGCCAGTGGTTCGCCGCCACGTGGCTGCAGGAGATCTTGGACCCGGCGACGATGGACGGGAATGGACAGGGCTACGGGGTGCGGCTGGCTGAGATTGAGGCTCGCCTGGCCACAATCGAGCGGCGCATCGATGGGCTTGAGATAGGTGTGCCGCGCCGGCCAGGCGCGTACTTCATCCCTGGTGGACGGCTGATAGAGATCGAGCGCCGCCTGGGCGCGCTAGAGCACGACACCACTATGGAGCGCCTGGCCAGGGAGGATATGGGGCTGCGGCTGGAAAACGTGGCCCGGCGTGCGCGGCTGCGGTTGCCCTCCGGCCAGATGTACGAGGCATACGACGCTGACCGTGATGCGGCTCCGGTGTCGTATTGGGACATGCGGCTGCTGGCAATGATTGAAAAGATCAATGATCGGCTGGCAGGGGTGGCGGAGGTGGGTGATGACACGCAAAGAGACGCCTGATATTATGGCTGAGCTGTTTCGCAACCAGGCGGCTGGGGGGACGGTGTTGGTGGCGCTGGACGCTATCGACGACAACCCGTACCAGCCGCGGCAGATCTATAACCCGGCGGCGCTGGAGGAGCTGGCGACGAGTATCGAGAGCGAGGGGCTGCTGCAGGCGCCGGCGGGGCGGCGGATGGCTGACGGCCGGGTGCAGTTGATCTTCGGCCACAGGCGCCGGCGGGCGTTCGACGTTTTGCGCGCGAAAGACGCGGCGCGGTGGTCGTCGATGCCGGTGCTGCTGGTGGAGGCTAGAGACGAGGATATGGCGGCGCGGGCGTGGGCGGAGAATGTGGAGCGGCAGGACCTGACGGCGGTGGAGCAGGCGCAGGCGATGCAGCGGATGATGGAGAGCTTTGGCTGGACGCAGGCGGATGTGGGTCGGCGGCTGGGGATGGCGCCGGCGACGGTGGCGAATAAGCTGCGGCTGTTGCGCGCGCCGGTGGAGGTGCAGGAGGCTGTGGCAACGGGGCGGCTGAGCGAGCGGCAGGCGGGGGCGATGGCGCCGGTGTGGGATCTGCCGGCGCCGGCGCTGGAGGCTGCTCGCAATCGGCAGGGGTACGGCGGGATCGAGGAGATGGTGGACATGGCGCGGCGGGGCAGCAGCTCGGACGATTTGCGCCAGGCGGCCAAGGTTGTGGTTGACGTGCAGACGTGGTGGCTGGACGGCAAGGCGTGGACGGACGTGGAGCTGGGGCACGTGGCGCGGGTGATGGCCAGCCGCTGTACGCTGTGCCAGTACCGCATTCTGAGCGCGGGCGCGCCGCGCTGCGCTGGCCAGCGGACGTGTTATGATGCCAAGGAGAACGCCTGGGTGGATATGCAGCGGGCGACGCTGGCCGAGGCGGTTGGGGTGCCTGGGCTGCCGAGCGCGACGGCCTACAACAACTACAAGACGTTTTTTGGCGATGACCTGGCGATGGCGAGGCAGGCGGAGATGAACCGCCAGCCGCTGTGCAAGCGGCTGCGGGTGCTGCCGGCGAGGGGCGGCGGCCTGCGGCTGGATGGCAATGACCAAGCGGAGCTGGTGTGTTTGCACGGCGGCCGGGGCTGCGAGTGTCTGGAGCGGCTCAAGCGCCAGGTGGCGAAGGATGACAAGGCGGCGTGGAGGCTGATGCGGCAGCAGACGGTGGATGCGTTGGCGGATGCGTTGCAGTATCCGTCGGAGAGCACGCTGCGGCTGTGGGCGTCGATGTATGCGCCGATGGACCAGGCTGACCAGGTGGTGATGTGGCGCATGGAGGATGTGGTCAAAACGATCATTAAGGCGTTGATGGATCGGGCCAAGCCGTATGATGCTGAGAGCAAGCCGGAGCAGGCGCGGGAGGCGATGGAGAAGCTGTTGCGGAGAGGGGACATTGCGGCGCCGTGGAGTCTGGCGGCTGCGCTGGCGCCGGAGCCGGATCCGGTGCAGCGGATGCGCGGCCGGGTGCAGTTGTTGGCCATGTGGATCAGGGAGGAGACGGGTGAGACGCCGATAGCAACGGATGTGGCGCGCTGGTGCGATAACAGCCGGGAGGCGATGGACGAGTTGGCCGGGCTGCCGGCGGGGGTGGAGCGCGACGATCTGGCGGCGCTGGCGGATGCGGTGAACCAGAGTGCGCTGGAGATGCTGGCCCTGGTGGCGGCGGGCTACCGGGTGAGCAAGGATGTGGCGTGGATCTGCCACACGCCGGTGAGCGATGTGAATGCCCGGACGAGCCTGGAGCGGGCGACGGTGGATGATCTGCGGTGGTGTCTGGCGGTGGCGCGCTGCCAGCCAGAGGGGAAAATGCGGCGGGAGGCGATCCAGAGGCGGCTGAAGCAGGCACGGTCGGCCCCTCCGGGGGGCTCCGCACAGACCGGCCCGAGCGTGGCGGCCGCGCTGGGCATGACAGGGGGAAGACCGTTTCCGTCGACGGCGTCGATGCAGGCGGAGAAGCGGGAACGGCTGCATCGGCCGAATGGGTATATCGCGCCGACGGTGGACCCGAACGCGCCGGACCACATCGACGCGAAGCTGCGGCGGATTGCGGGGTGGATTGCTGAGTTTGTAGACCCGGGCGACGGGCTGCCGACGCCGGAGAGTGTAGCGGGGAACTTCGACAACCTGGACAAGCTGGCCCAACGCATCGCCGGCCGGCCCTCGGATGCCGACCAGGCCAAATTGCAGGCGATGCACGCGCAGGTTTATGCCGACCTGGCTGCGCTGAGCGACCGGGTGCAGGCGAGTTATGGTGATGAGGAGATTAGCCATGCCTAGAGGAGTTCCTAAGACGAGGGGGGGGTAACAGCAACTTCTACCTCCCTACCTACCCACCAGCCGGCACCGCTGATTTTGCTTCAGCCAACTGCGATCCACTTGGTGGCGACGCAGCATGGGATGATTATCAGCGAGCTGGCGCCGCGATCGGCGGCCGTGGTAGCCACGGCGACGCCGAGGGTGGTCGAGCCGAGGAAGCCGTCGACAAACGGGCGGCGCGCGATGGAGGCCCCGGCGACGCTCCGATACGGCGGGGCCTCGCTGGGGCTGGACGACGACGACTGACGCGTAGGACTGACAGTCCGCTGAAGGACTGTCAGTCCTACGTGGGAATGATCAAGGACATGAGCAATGAATAGTCCAGACAGCATTGATGAGATCAAGCAACGATTGGCTATTATCGACGTCGTCAGCCGCTGCGGGCTGACGGTGACGGGACAGGGCCGGATCCGCACGACGCAGGAACATGATAGCCTGAAGCTGTGGACGGAGACGAACACGTGGTATTGGTTCAGCCGCGGCGTGGCCGGGGATGTGTTCGATTGGTGGATGCAGCACCACGGCTGTGACTTTCGCCAGGCGCTGGAGGATCTGGCGGGGTTGGCGGGCGTGGAGCTGCGGCCGCTGAGTCCGGAGCGGCAGGTTGAGGTGGACGCGGCGCGCGCCGGCCGGCGCATCCTGGATTTGGCGGCGCGGTACTATCATGCCGTTCTTCTCGGCCACCCCGGCGCGCAGGCGGCGCGCGCTTACTGCGCCAGCCGAGGATGGAACGAGGCGACGATGCGCCGCGAGCGGATCGGGTATGCGCTGGGAAGGACTGACAGTCTCGAGGACTGTCAGTCTAGTGGGGATAATGACGAGTTATTCCCACTGTCGCAGCGGCTGGCGCAGGAAGGCCTGTTGCAGCATCCGATGGCGCAGGCTGTGTTGTCGGTGCCACTGGAACACCTGGTGTATGTGCACCAGGTGGGGGGGCAGGTGGTGTATTTGTCGGCGAGGAGCATCGAGGGAAAGCGGCATTGGAATTTGCCGGCGGAGCTGGCGGGGCCGCGGCGGGTGTATCATGGTCACGCGGGTCTGTTGGCGAGCGATGCGATGTTGGTGGTGGAGGGGCAGGCGGATGCGATCAGCCTGGGGCAGTTGGGTGTGCGGGCGGTGGCGTTGTGCGGGGTGGCTGCGGGGGATGCTGCCTCGGCCCTGGCGGCCGGCGGTCTGGGCGCGGGGGTGGTGGCGGCGCTGGATGGGGATGAGGCGGGACGGATGAAGGGGCTGGCGCTGGCGCAACAGTTGGGTCCGCTGGCGCGGTTGCTGGTGTGGCCGGAGAGCTTTGGGAAGGATGCGAATGCGGCGCTGGTGCATGGCCTGAGCACAGGGGATCTGTTGGATGAGATTGAGCGATCGTTGACGACGGTGGAGGCGCTGGCGTGGGCGGTGAAGCGCGGACGGGGTGACGAGCGGCAGGAGGCGATGCAACTGTTGCTGGCGACGTACAGAGCGCTGGAGATGGCAGATCCGATTGCGGCGGCTGATGTGAAGCCTTCGCTGGCAGAGACCTTGGGGCGCGGGATGAGTCAGTTCAACCGTCTGTTGAAGGCGGCAGAGAAAGCGGATAGGGAGAAGGCGAGACCGGAGAGCTATGAAAACAGCCTGGGCGGCTATGTGGGTGGGCACTTGTTCGAGCAGTGTGTGCGTCTGCTGCCTGATGGCCGGTCGGAGGCGTTTTATTGGGTGCGGATGCCGAATGGGGAGCTGCGGAAGCAGGGAACGGTAGATGTGGGCGGGGTGACGTATGTGCCGTTTTCGGCGGCTGAGGAGGATGTGATCCGGGGCCGGGCGTTGCTGCTGCCGAGCGATTGTATGGAGAGTGGTGGGGAGCGGGCGATCCTGTTTGATGTACGGCGCTTCATCCACCGGTGGTTGGATGTAGACAGCTATATGGAGCAGATCGCCAGCTATTATGTGTTGCTGACTTGGTTTTATGATGCGGGGTTTGAGACGATCCCGTATCTGCGGGCGCTGGGAGACTGGGGAAGCGGTAAGACGCGGTTTATCGAAACGGTGGGGGTGTTGTGCTACCGGCCGATGTTCATGGGGGGGGGGGACAGCGAGCCGACGATTTTTCGGCTGATCGATATGGCGAAGGGGACGATGATTGTGGATGAGAGCGACTTCGACCGGAGCGACGCGGCGGCGCTGATTGCGAAGGTGATCAACTTGGGGAACCGGATCAACGGGCACATCAAGCGGCTGGATAAGACGCCGGAGGGAAAGCATGTGATCAGGATGTTCAGCGTGTTCTGCCCGAAGATTTTTGCGGCGCGCTACGGCTTCCAGGACCAGGCGAGCGACTCTCGCTGTTTGACGAAGCATATGACGGGTGGAAGCCTGCGGCCGGATATACCGCTGGACACGGACGAGTCGTTCTGGGCGGAGGCGGAGGGGTTGCGGAACCGGCTGCTGCATTTCCGATTGATGTACTGGCGGCGGCTGTCGGTGGATCACAGCAAGGTGGATCGGACGATTATGCCGAGGCTGGCGCAGGTGACGTTGGCGCTGCGGATGATTATCACGGACGAGGCGGCGCTGCGCGAGCTGGATAGCTTTGTGCGGATCTACAATCTGGCGCTGATCAATGAGCGGCAGTTGACACAGCCGGCGGTGATCACGGAGGCGCTGGTGCGGATCCGCTGGCCGAAGGCGACGCTGATGGAGCTGGTATCGGACTGGAGCGTGAAGCACATTACAGATGTGGCGAACGAGATCCTGGCTGAGTTGGACCCGGAGGACCTGCTGACGGCGAGGAAAACATCGGTAATTCTGAGCCAGCAGTTGGGGATTACGGGGCGCACGCGGGAAGGGAGCGGGCGCAAAAGCGTGCAGGTGGATGATGGGGTGCTGTTGGCGCTGATGCGGCGGTATGGCATTGAGCGGGCTGCGGATGCGGACGGATCGGGCGAGGGGCCGGCTGAGCAGGCTTCTTTGACGACGGAAAAGGGGGTGGAATAGGTGGTTTCTGAATGTTGCGCCGAACATCGCGGCTCAGGAAGGGTTTGGAGAAAAAAAAAGTTTCTCGTGCCTGGAATCGGGGCAATGTTCGACGGAGATGTTCGGCGGGGCGACGCAGGGCGACATAAACAGCGAAACGGGGCCGAAAAGAGGCGTTTTCGGCCGAACATGGAAGGCAACCGAGGCACTGCTTATGCGGTGAATGGATTTTATGAAAAGTGACCGTCGAATGTTGGCCGAACATTGTCGAATGTCGCGGGTTTTTGGGGCAACATTCGACAATGTTCGGGCAATGTTCGGAGCGATTTGGAGGTATGTTGTGGAGATCTATGTGAGCACGACGGTGATGATGGCGCTGGCGTTTCTGGCGGGTGTTATCGTTGGCGCGCTGGGCCTGTTGGTGTGGGGCTTGTGGGCATACAACAAGCGGAAGTAGTGAGGAACGGATCATTATGCTAAGGCGATTTTGGGAACGGCTGACGGGTTGGATCTGCGAGCGGATAGGGATCTGCTTGCGATTCGACGGAGACCTGATGGCGCCCAGCGGCGACGAGCCGTGGTGGCGAGAGGTGCAGCGATGAGGCTGCAATGGCAGGTGCGGTTGCACCAGGTGCCGCTCGAGGCGTGGTGCTGTGTGGTGGCGGATGGGCAGCCGTATGGGCTGTTTCTGTCGCTGCGGCCGGACAGCGAGTTCTGGCGCGGGTTTGTCATTGCGGGTATGCGGCGGCAGGAAGATTTGTACTCGTGTCGTTGGTCGCCGGATGTGCTGGCGGAGCATTTCGCGCAGTTCGTCGAGCGGGACCTGGCGTTGGCGCAGGAGCGGCTGGCGCTGATTCTGGCGCAGCGGCTGGGTGTGGCGAGTGAGGCTCTCCAGCCGGCGCGGAACGGGCGGCCAGTAGAGCAGCGCCGACTAACGCAGGCGCAGATGCAACAGGTGGCTGCGACGCAGCCGAGGAGGCGATAGGTGGCTGAGACGTGGAATGTGCGGTCGATGCTGGGTGTGGGTGCGGTGCTGGTGGCTGCGCAGGATGGTGATACGATCCGGCTGGTGTGGCCGGATGTGAATTGGTTCAACAAGTTGGCTGTGGAAAGCATGGCCATGGGTTTGGGCCTGGATGTGGTGGTGGAGGTGGCGCCGGAGAGCACCGCTCCCTTCGAGGTGGGCGGCAGCCGACGATAGTCGGAATAGACAGCCGGCCAGGATGGTGCAAGCATCCTGGCCGGCCTGACCCTAGACGCCGGATAGCGGCGGCGGGGCTGCGCAACATGGTAGCATGAGGCGGCCTCTCCGGCAAAACCGGCAGGGGTCGTTTTCATTTTGCGAGGTGAAACCAACTATGTGTGTAGTGTGTACCAAAACGGGAAGGACGGTGGATTATGCCAGCGTGGGCAATGATCAAGTGCCAGCAGTGCGGCGCGCCGATAGGGCAGGCTGCGAAGGGCCGGCCGCGGCGGTTCTGCTGTGGGGCCTGCCGAACTGCATCTTATCGTGTGACGAAAGTCAATAGAACGGGCCAGGCCAATATGGGCCATATCATCTATCAGGCTGGCGCAGCGGGGGCGCAGGGCGGCACGGCTGGCCAGCCAGGAGGTAAATTGAGCGATGGCGACGAACAATGAGCACGTCGGGTACGCTGGGTTGGACGGGCCGCTAGACGTGCGGGGCGCGGTGTGGATGGCCTTCACGGGCGACCATGACGAAGACGCAGCGGCGCGCGCCTTCCTGGCGCGTTACGGCAGTGAACCGCGCTACGTGTTTGACGGCCTGGGCGGGCTGCTGCTGTTAGGGCCGGTTCCTGAACGAGAGGAGGTGCAACTATGAGCCAGTCCATGTGGCACGGGTCAGACGTTGCCCACGTGGCCAAGGTGCTGGCCAGCGCGGGCCCATCTGCTGACTTCGAGGCGGGCGCGCTGGCCCTGGGCGCGGCTGTTAATGTGCCTGTCCAAGCCAACTGGCACAAGAACGAAATTGCGGCCCTGGCCCAAACGCTGATGACTATTGCACCCAGCGCGGGTTATGCGGCCGGCGTGATGGCGGTGGCGACGGCTGTTGGGGCGCGGGTAACAGCGCCTGCGCTGGCCAACCGGCTGGCCGTGACGATCTTCGATGACCACGGCCGGGAGGTGCGGCGATGAACGCGCTACTTGAACTTCTGGCCTGCATGGACTGGATCACCCCCTTGCTATCCCTGCTGGATCGCAACGTGGAGAGCGTTGTGTTGAATGCAGATGAGCTATGGGCCGTGGATCAGCTCAAGCGCAAAGGCATAAGGGTACGGCGGGAGATGACTGTACCCTTTGGACGCATCGCGTTTGATGTTCCGGCCGACCAAATCCCCCTGGTAAACCTGTTGCTGCGGAAGATGGGTATTGACGCGCAAGACGGGCCGGGCCGGCCGTGGAACAGAGGAAGGCGACCATGGAAAAGGTGATGAACGGCGTGGTGGTGCTGATTATGGCCGTGTTGGCGGCCGTGGTCGGCGGGCTGGGCTATCTGGTGTGGCGCCTGGTTGAGCGGACAATCGAAACGATTGACAGGGAGATCGGCGCGGCCTTCTACCTGGCCGGGGCTGGCGGGCTGCTGTTTGCCTTCCTGTTGGTGGTGATCGGCGGCGCGCTGGCGCTGGTGCGCTGGTTGGCGCAACGGACGCGCCAGATCCACGCGAGGGATGGCCTGTATCCTGTGATCGATCAGGGGCGCGGCCAGTTTGCCAGCCTGAACGAGGCCGGGGCGCAATCTCTGGCTGTGCTGGCTGCTGGTCGGCGTCCTACGGCGGCGCTGGCCGGTAGGGTGATTGATGCGCAGTACCGGACTGCACCCGAACCGGCCGGGCCGCCGTTGCCGGAGCCGCAACCGGAGCCGCAACCGGAGCCGGGGCATTATCCGCAGAAGGTGAGCGTCTACGCGGCGGCGCTGGCGCGCGAGCTGGCGCTACCTGTGGGGGTGGACGGCGCGGGGCGGCCTGTGGCGCTGCCTCTGCGGAATCTGGGGAACGTGCTGGTGGCGGGTTTGCCCGGCAGCGGAAAGTCGGAGTTGCTGGCTTCCATGTTGGCCGGCCTGTTGCGCCAGGACGCCAGCGGGGGGCGGGTGCAGGTGGCGATGGTGGACACGAAGCTGGTCAGCTTTGGTAATTTACCCCCCCTGGCTGCGCTGTACGCTCCTCCGGCGCTGGAGATCGAAGACGCGCACGCGCTGGTCTGGCGCCTGGTGGAAGAGGTCCGGCGCCGGTTTCAGCTTCTCCAGGCGGCGGGGGTGCGATCGATCGAAGAATACCAGGCGCGCTCAGGGGAGGCGCTGCCCTATGTGGTGACGGTGATCGATGAGCTGGCCGACATGACGGCCGACCATGACCGGCGGCGCGCGTCGGCGTTTAGCGCGGCGGCGATGGAGATCGGCCGCAAGGGGCGGGCGGCCGGGGTTGCGCTGGTCATGGCGACGCAACGCCCCAGCGCGGATGTAATCCCTTCGAGCCTGCGCAACCTGGCCGGGGCGGCCGTGGCGTTTCGTCTGGCGCGCGCCGATGACAGCCGGCTGGTTCTGGATGCGCAAGGCGCTGAGCAGCTCCCCTCTTCGACGCCGGGGCGCTGCCTGGTGCGATACCGTGACACGGTGCAAGCGCAAGCGTTCTATGCGGGCCTGGAGGGCGGCCAGTTTGACCGCTTCTTGCTGAACCTGCCCCAAGCCATCGCGCCGGCCTGGCGGGTACGCCAGAACGGGCCAGGTAGCGTTATAGCGGGCGATACGGGGCAGGAAGGAGCCAACGTCGACGCTATAGCGGCCTGGAGTAGCACGGACCAGAGCGATTACACGCCCGAACAGGAAGCGCAGATCCGGGCGCTGTATGACGAGCTGGGCAGCCTGCGCGCTGTGCAGCGCGAGCTTTATGGACAAACGGGCGGATACTGGTTTTACCGGATCCGTGATGTTATCGATGGAAGGTGACCTATGAGGGTACTCTTTGACCTGGCCGGCTGGAGGCGCCGCGGGAGAGACGGCGGCAGGGGGAATAAGGGTGATTATGCCAAGACAGCTACGGGTTGAAGCGGACGGACAGGTGTGGTATGATGAGGGCATGTTGTTCAAGACGCATCGTCGATCACTGTTGACTGCCCTGGCGGTTGCTGTGGTGTGGTCGCTGGCCGGGCTGGCCAGGGGCGACGCGGAGGCGGCGCTGTTGCCGTGGGCGCTGCCGACGTCGATGGCGCTGGCGCTGATTTGGGAACGAGGAACGCGATGAAAACGATTCTAGTTTTGCTGATCCTGGCCATGATGGTGGCCTGCTCTTCGACGCCGACAATCGCTCCAACGGTGGCCGTCCCAGCCACCGTTGCGCCACCGGCGACGAATACGCCGCGGCCGACTGATTTACCAACCTCAACGCCTGCGCCTTCCTGGACGCCGACCGCTACGGTTACACCGGCGCCGACGGACACCTCGGCGCAGACGGCTACGGCTACATCGGCAGCGACGTGGACGCCCAGCGCAACGGCGATGGCAACGACTGCGTCGGTGGATGTGTCGGCATGGCGGCTGCCGCTGCTGGCTGCGGCGCTGACGGTGGATGTGATCGAGCGCATGGAGATGACGGCGGCGGACTTGCAGGCGGGGACGCTGGCCAGCGTGGAGGCAGGGATCTATCTGTTGGGCTATCAGGCGGCGCTGGGCACGGTGGCGACGGAGTTGGACAAGGCGCCGCCGGCAGGCAGAGCGGCTCGCTATGGCGATGTTTTGCGCGCAAACCTGGCCGGGGTGTATGGGGTGCTAACGCGCTGGCAGCAGGGAGAGGTTACGTCGGCGACGGCGGCGGCGGAGTTGGCGTCGGTGCGCGCGGCAAGTGAGCAGGCGTTGGCGGAGATAGTGGCGGAGCTGCGTGGCTTGGGCGTGTCTGACGAGCAGATGGACGTGTTGATGATGGAGATCAGCGGCGTGTTTGATGAGAAGTGATCGGTTTTTGGTTGGATGTTGAAATCCCGCGCGATGTATGGTAAGATCAAGCCACATGGTAGATGACCATGTGGCTTGTGATTTGTCTGGAGGTGGACGATGGAGATGGTGCGTGAGTGGCTGCCGCTGGCGCTGGGGATCGGCGCGGCGGTGTTGTTTGTGGTGGGGCTGGTGTTGGCGCTGCGAACGGAACGCGGCCGGGAGGCGCTGGCGGGTGGGGCGATCCGGTTTGCGCTGGCGGCGCTGGCGCTGGCGGAGCGTTGGCTGGGCTCGGTGGTGGGGGTGCAGGGGCAGGGCCGGGTGGAGCGGGTGCGTGAGGCGCGCTGGCTGCTGCGGGATGGGCTATGATGCGGTTGCTGGTGCTGGCCAGCCTGGTGGCGGGTGAGGCGCAGGGATGCCCGGCGGAGGCGCAGCGGGCGGTGGTGCATGTGGCGCTGAACCGGCTGGCGCTGCCGTGGGTGCAGGATGTACGGGACGGTTGGTATGGCTGGGCTGATCCGGGTCCGGTGGAGATGGCGCGGACGATTGAGGCGCTGGCGGCGGCGGATGATCCGACGGGCGGCGCTGTGTTTATGTTTGGGTCGGGCGACGTGGCGCGGCTGCGGGCCCGCAACGGCGGCGCGCTGCCGGCGTGGCTGGATGGCTATGAGCCCGGGCAGCGCTGGATGTGCGAGGGCGGCCGGACGGTGGAAACGTGGCGGCTGGCGGCGCTTCGTGTAGGCAACGACGCTATCCGCAAGGATGGCGGAGGCCCGGAGAGAGTTGATTGAGGGTTGACTGATGGTTACTCGATCACGATTGTCGCACGTGCCGGAGTGGATGACGGGTGAGGTGGAGGCGGCGTTGCGCCAGGTGGGCGCGACGGCGCCGACGATGACGCGGGCGAAGTTGCACGTGACGATCCTGCGGCTGGCGCACGCGCGGGCGACGCAGCAGGTGGAGGCGGCAGTGTTCGAGATGGAGGACACACTGAGCCGGACGAGCTGGTACGGTCGCTACCGGGTGGACGACGCGGGCGGGCGCTATAAGACGACCGGCTGGGCGGATGATGCGACGGTGCAGCGGGCGCTGCAGGTGGCGACGGAGCGGGCGCAGCGCTGGGAGGATACGCGCATCAGCCGGACGTTGACGGAGGCGCGGCTGGTGCTGGTGGAGGCCTCGCCGGCGGCGGCGAAGGAGCTGAAGCGCCAGATTGAGGAGGGGGAGAAAGATAAGGATCGCCGGGAGGCTTCGAAGGCTGTGCTGGATCGGGCGGGTTTTGAGACGGCGGCGAAGGGGCAGACAGTGGAGGTGGTGGTGACGGCGGCGGAGCGGATTGCGGCGATGCAGCGGGCGATGGAGGCGAGCGGGGAGGGGGATGCTTCGCCGCAGACGGCTCAGCGCATTCAGCGGGCGATGGAGGCGAGCAATGACTGACGACCAGACGCGCGACATCGACGAGTGCTTTTTCTCGCCGCGTCTGTTTGTGGAGCGGCATTGCCAGATCTACAATGCGACGAGCGGCGGGTGGGAGCCGTTCGGGCTGTGGCCGGCGCAGCAGCGGACGCTGGCGACGATCGAGCAGAACCGGATGGTGATTGTGCTGAAGGCGCGCCAGCTCGGCCTGACGTGGCTGGTGCTGGCGTATGGCCTGTGGCTGATGCTGTTCAGGCCGGCGGCGACGGTGTTGCTGTTCAGCAAGCGCGATGACGAGGCGATGTATCTGTTGAGTGATGAACGGCTGCGGGGGATGTGGCGTCGGTTGCCGGAGCACGTGCGGAGCGGGCACGCTGTGATGACGGACAGCGGGCATGAGTGGAAGCTGAGCAACGGCTCGGTGGCGCTGGCGTTTCCGACGACGGCGGGAGATAGCTATACGGCGACGCTGGCGATTGTGGACGAGGCGGACCTGGCGCCGGATTTGAACCGGCTGATGCGGGCTGTGAAGCCGACGATTGACGGCGGAGGTCGGATGCTCCTGCTGAGCCGAGCCGACAAGGGGAAGCCGAACAGCGAGTTCAAGCGGATCTACCGGGCGGCGAAGGCGGGGACGAACGGATGGGCGTGTGAGTTTTTGCCGTGGCACGTGCGGCCGCAGCGGGATGCGGCGTGGTACGAGGCGCAGCGGCGGGATATCCTGGGGCGTACGGGGAGCCTGGACGATCTGCACGAGCAGTATCCGGCGACGGACACGGAGGCGCTGGCGCCCAGGACGCTGGACAAGCGCATTGCAGGGGATTGGCTGGAGCGATGTTTCGAGGAGATGGCGCCGGCGGCGAAGCTGCCGGAGGGCGCGCCGGCGGTGGCTGGACTGGAGGTGTACCGGGCTCCGGAGTCGGGGCGGCATTATGTGTTGGGGGTGGACCCGGCTGAAGGGAACCCGACGAGCGATGACAGCGCGATCACGGTGCTGGATGCGTCGACGGGGGAGGAGTGCGCGACGTTGGCGGGCAAGTTCCAGCCGGCGACGCTGGGCGGACACGCGGCGGCTCTGGCCAGGTGGTATCACGGGGCGCGGGTGATGGTGGAGCGGAATAACCATGGCCATGCGGTGCTGCTGTGGCTGCGGGACAACAGCCCGGTGAGCCGGCTGGCGGGGTTGGATGGCAAGGAGGGATGGCTGAGCAACAGCCGGGGGAAGGTGGCGCTGTACGATGCGGCGGCGGATGCGTTTCGGGAGGGTGACACGCGGCTGCACAGTTTTGCGTCGTACATGCAGTTGGCATCGATCGATGGAAGCACGTTGCGCGCGCCGGAGGGGGCGCACGACGACCGGGCGGATAGCTATGCGTTGGCGCTGTGCGCGCGGCAGAGCTCGGGGCGGGTCTTCCTGGGGTTTGTGTGATGGCTGGCGATAAGGTGGACCAGGCGGTGTCGTATGCGCGCTGGCTGATGCAGATGGGCAAGGGGGCTGGACTGGCGATTACGCTGGCGGCGGAGCGTTTCGGCGTTTCGGCGTCGGAGGTGGCGAGGCGCATGGCGCAGCGACGGAGGCCTCGGTGAGTGATGAGCGGATTGTGTGCCAGAGCGAGGTCAACGGCCGTGGGACGTGCGGCCGGTTCTTGGGCGAGATCAGCCAGGGCAAGGTGCTGATCTACTGCCCAACGTGCAAGCAGATGCACGCGCTGGAGATTGTGGAGCTGCTGCGGCATCTGGAGAGCTACCTGGTGGAGGTGCAGGGCCAGGCGGAGCAGCGGCGGCGGTTGGTTGGGTTTGTGTGACGGTGGTGTTGGACGGTTCGGAGGGTCTCGGACGGATCGGACGGGATCGGACGGATCGGTGTGTGACTGGAGGTGTGATCGTGGGTCTGGTGATGATGGATCTGAGCAACGAGCTGCGGCGAGATCTGCTGTGTTTGCCGGATGATGTCAGGGTGGTAGGCGCGGTGCTGCCGGAATGGCCAGATTGCGTGCGGCTGATGCTGGATGGTGATGGGTTCGAGACGGAGGCCGATGCTGTTGCTGCGACGACGGGGCCGCTGGATGTGATCGGCCCTGTGCGACTGGGTGTGGCGTTTGAGGATGCGCCGGTGTTGTGGCAGGGGGCGTATTATCCGTGGGGGTTGGATGCCGCTGGAATGGAGGTGGCAGCGTGATGATAGTGACGTTGCTGGTTGTGGTTTGGGCGGCGGGTGCGAGTGTGGCGGCGGGGTGGCTGGCGTGGCGGGCGCGGTCGGCGGAGCGAAGCGCGCGGGTTGCGCTGCGGATGGCTGCGGATGCGGTGGAGGCGCGGGTTGAGATGGAGCGGAACACGCCGCTGATGGTGCTGACGGGGCCGGATGGCCGGGCGGCGGTGACGGGGCCGCTGCAGGGGGTGCGGTATTGGCTGAATTGAGGGGGTGTTTCCTGGGAAACAGGCGATGTAGGACTGAGAGTCCACCGAAGGACTGTCAGTCCGGTAAGGTCAGTCCAGTGGGGATAATGATAGGTTATTCCCACTGAAGTGACATGCGTAGGACTGACAGTCCGCCGAAGGACTGTCAGTCCGATGGCGGGCAGGTTTGGGGCTTGACAGATGTCGTTTTCATGTGATAACATGAAGGCGTAGGCCAGCTCAATGTGATGTCTCCCTGAGAGACGCCTACCGCCCCTCGCCCTGACAGGCTCATGTGGAGCAATTCGCGTGAGCCTGTCTTTTTTTGATCAGGCGGGCACGGTCAGGAGACCGGCCCGAGCGCGGTGAGACTGAATGCACCCACAGGTTGAGCAGTTTTTGAATGAGGTGTGCCAGCGGCTGCCAGAGGTGGCGACGAGCCAGCGGGTGATGGAGTTTGGCGCGTTCGACATCAACGGCTCGCCGCGCGGTGTGTTCTCTATGGCGCAGGAGTATGTGGGGCTGGACTGGCGGCCGGGGCCGGGCGTGGATGTGGTGAGTCTGGCGCATGAGTACGATGGCCACCCCGATGGCTATTTCGACACGGTGGTGAGCACGGAGATGCTGGAGCACGATCCGTTTTGGCGTGAGAGCGTGGCGCGGATGGTGGCGTTGGTGCGGCCGGGCGGGTGCCTGGTGCTGACGTGTGCAGGGCCGCGGCGGCCGGCGCATGAGATGGATTGCACGCCGGGCGCGGGCTATTACGCGGGGATCAGCCTGGTGGAACTGGCGGGCGTGGTGCGCGCGCAGGCGGGCTGGACGTTGGTGTGGGGCGAGGAGCATGATTATCCGAGCGACACGTATCTGGCAGCGGTGGGCAAGCGAGCGTTTTGCGCGCAAACGGTGAGCGTGGTGGTGCCGGCGCTGGATAATGCTGCGCTGACGGCTCGCGCGCTGGCCAGCTTGCGCGAGCACGCGACGGATAACCCGGAGATTGTGCTGTTGGACAACGGCTCGCAGCCGGAAGAAAGCCGGAAACTGATGGGGCTGTGGCCGCAGATGTATTTGCGCTATGGCCGGGCGCTGGGCTATCCGGCGGCAATCAACCGGGGCTTGCGGCACGCGAGCGGGCGCTACGTGGCGCTGTGCAACAACGACGTGGAGATGTTGACGACGGGCTGGGATGTGCTGCTGCTGGAGGCGCTGCCGGCCGGGCTGGGTATGGCCTCGCCGGTGTGCGACCGGATTGCGAATCCGGAGCAGTTGCTCGGAGCGAAGGGCGGGGAGGCGGAGGTGCTGTTCTTCGTTCTGGTGCTAGGCAGCCGTGAGACGTTCGACCAGGTGGGGCCGCTGGATGAGCAGTTTGGCCTGGGGAACAGTGAGGATGTGGATTATAGTCTGCGGGTGCGAGCGATGGGCGGGCGGCTGGTGGTGCAGCCCGATGTGCAGCTCCGGCACGCGGCGCATCAGACGTTCTTCAAAATCCTGGGTGTGGACGGATTGCGGGAGCTGATCGACCACAATCATCGGCTGTTGGCGGCGAAATACGGGGCGGTGGTGGCGCATGGCTAACGCGGTGGATCGGCTCAACAGTTGGATGATCCACCGGGTGGCGCACGCGCGGCGGGAGTGGGCGCGGTCGGCGCCTCAGGAGCGACGGCCATCGGCGCTGGCGCTGGAGTTCTCGGATCGCCTGGCGCAGGTTGGTAGTTACGCCAACGAGGGCATCGACGTGGACGCGGCCAGGCGGCTGGCGATCACGTCGAGTTGGGTCTATTCGGACATCGATCTCCTTGCGGGCCGGATTGCGGGCAAGGCGGCCAGGCCGCAGGTGAAGCGCCGCGTCGGCTCCACGTTGGAAGACGTGGGCAATCATGCGTTTGAGAAGTTGCTGGCCAGGCCGAACTCGTTGATGCCGGGATCGTATTTGTTGCGCTACACGCTGTGGTGGCTGCTGCTCCATGGCAACGCCTACATTTTTGTGTCGTCTCCGCGCGTGGGGCAAGACGAGCCGGCGGAGCTCTGGCCTTTGGTGGCCGGCAATGTGGATCCACGACCTGAGACGTTGCGCGAGACGGTTTGGGGAGACGGCCAGACGATTGATTACGAGTATCTGGTGAACGGGCAACCGACAATGCTGCCGGGCGAGAACGTGCTGCATTTCCGGCTGGCCAATCCGTTCGACTTTTGGCGGGGGTTGTCGCCGTTGACGGCGGCGCTCCGGCCGGTGCAGAGCGACTACAGCCTGGCGACGTGGACGAGGGACTTCTTCGCCGAGGACAATGCCGTGCCGACGGCGGTGATTTCGCTGCGCGAGACGATCGGCGAGGCGGACTTCCTGCGGGCGCGGGACGAGATCCGTGAGGAGTTCGGCGGCCGGCGGCGGACGGCGATCACCCGGGCGGGCGATTTCACGGTGCAGACGATCCAGCAGACCTTGCAGGAGATGCAGGTGGTGGAGGGCCGGACGTTCAGCCGCGCGGAGATTGATCGCGTGTACGGGGTGCCGGAAGGGTTGACGAGCGGCACGCTGTCGGGCGATAGCCGGCTGGCGGCGGAGACGGTGCTGGCCGGGAACAGGTTGCAGCCGCTGGCGGATTACATGGCAGAGGTGTGGTCGGCGATGGTGAGCCGCTACTACGGAGATGACTTGCTGGTGGAAAGCGCCAACCTGGTGCCCAGGGAACGGGCCCTGGAGATCCAGGAGTATCAGTATTACGGGCAAGATCGTACGACGAACGAGAACCGGCGCACGTTGAACCTGGAGCCGATTGATCATCCGTTGGCGGATGTACCGGTGCGGCTGTTGCAGTATGTGGCGGGTGGGACGGGATCGGACGGGTCGGCGCCGGGGGGGGCGCCATCGATGGCCGGGGCCGACGCGCCGGTGAATGTGGCGTTGGATGAGGCGATGCGCTCGCTGAACGGACACACGCCGGCAGCGGCGGCGCTGGGGCTGCGGGAGGAGCTGCGGCGCT